ACTAATGATAAAGTTTTTGTAAGCACCATGCATGCTTTTGGTTCTAGAGAACTAGAATTAAAAACTTCAACACATCTTTTAAAAAATGAAAAATGGAAAGGATTTAAAAACTATTCTAGGTATTGTGCTGATCTTTCTTTTGAGAGTTACATAAATGAATCTGGTTATCCACAATATAAAAATTCACATATGAAAATAATAGAATATGCAAGGAATAAAAAAATGTCTTTGAGTGATGCAGCTGTTGAACTTGATTTACATTATAGCACAGACATTTGGTTAACCGAACAGATCTATCAAGATTTAATGACATACAAAGATCAAACAGGTATGTTTGAATACTCTGATATGATTTCCAAGTTTGTCGAGGAAGATGCGTGTCCACCACTACATTGTGTTTTCCTCGATGAAGCCCAAGATCTAAGTCCTCTGCAGTGGGACATGTTCTTTTACATAGAGGGTAAATGTACTCGTTCATACATTGCAGGGGACGATGATCAAACTATTTATACTTTTCAAGGAGCAGACCCTAGTATTTTTATAAATTTAAAAGGTGAGTTAGATCCACAAATAAAATCACGTAGAGTTCCTGAAGCTATACATAAATTAGCTACTTCAATTTTTCCACACATGTCACAGCGTTTAGTTAAAAAATGGGAACCAAGAGAATCTGTGGGTAAAGTTTATACACACGTTGACTTCCACTCCATAGATTTCTCAAAAGAAAATTGGATGATATTAACAAGAACAAATAAAATGTTAGAGCCTTTGAGAGAACATTTGTATGATTTAAATTTAAGATTTGATGCTAAGTCTCAAGAATTACTTCCTAAAAAAATGTTAATTGCGTATAGAACTTGGATAAGACTAAACCAAGGAGCTTTTGTTAATAAAGAAGAAGTAAAAGACTTATGGGATTATTTAACAGTAAAGAAGGGACATCTTGTAAGAGGATATGCAGGTGGCAAGACTCTAGAAAGTATAGACTCGATTAACATCGAAGGACTTAGGGAACATCACGGGTTGCGAGCGACGGGGAGCTGGGACACATTAAATTTTCCAGAATCTAGCAAAACCTACATTAGAACGATTCTAAACAACGGAGATGACTTGATGAAACCAGCTAGAATAAAATTGTCTACGATTCATAGTGTAAAAGGTGAAGAGTGTGATAATGTAGTTTTGTTTACAGACTTAGAAAGAATTATTTATGAATCAGCTCAAAGAGATGCTGATCCAGAACATAGAACTTTTTTTGTAGGTATAACAAGAGCAAAAGAAAAAATATTTATAACCAATCAAGATTATGAATATCAATATAATATAGGAGTACCATTAATATGACAGATATAAATATGTTTGATGAAATGAAAGATAAACCACAAAACGTTCAGATAGGTGGATCACATTATAAACATTTTCTCATACAGCCATACGAGTTTATTTCAAAAAATAATCTTTCGTTCTTTCAAGGGTGTGTTGTGAAATACGTTTGTAGGTATATGCATAAAAACGGAATAGAAGATTTAAATAAAATTATCCACTATTGCGAATTAGAGAAAAAGAAGTTACAAAGTATAAAAAAGAAAAAGAAATAATGTTTACAGCGCAAATAGAATGGGATTGTCCAGAAGAGTTTCCTGATTTATCAGGAGAAAAATATATTGCAATAGACTTAGAAACAAAAGACCCAGATTTAAAATCAAAAGGTTCTGGTGCTATACAAGGGCACGGAGAGATAGTGGGTATTGCTATAGCTACAGAGGGATGGAAAGGATATTATCCAATAGCTCATGAAGGCGGTGGTAATTTAGATAGAAGAATTGTTTTAGAATGGTTCAAAAAAGTTTGTGCAACAGATGCGGTAAAAATATTTCATAATGCAATGTATGATGTGTGTTGGATTAAATCATACGGTATACCTATCAATGGTCACATTATAGATACAATGGTTATGGCATCTTTAATTGATGAAAATAGATTGTGGTACACACTTAATAGTATTTCATTTGATTATCTTGGTGAAGTAAAAGACGAGAAAGCTTTGAAAGAAGCTGCAGAGTCTTGGGGTATAGATCCTAAAAAAGAATTATATAAATTACCTGCAATGTATGTTGGTAGTTATGCAGAGCAAGATGCTAAACTTACATTAGAATTATTTAAAGTTTTATCTAGAGAAATTAGTAAACAAAATCTTACAAATATATTTGATCTAGAAACACAATTGTTTCCGTGTTTAATTGATATGAAATTTAAAGGCGTGTGTGTTGATGTACAACATGCTCATAAATTGAAGCAAGAGTTATCACAAAAGGAAGAGTTACTCCTATCAGAAGTAAAAAAACAAACAGGCATAGATGTTCAAATATGGGCAGCAAGATCAATCGCCAAAGTTTTCGACAACTTGTCCTTACCTTACGCCAGAACCGAGAAAACACAGTCACCTTCATTTACAAAAAATTTCCTTTCCACACATAATCATCCTGTAGTTCAAAATATAGCAAAAGCTAGAGAAATTAACAAGGCACACACAACTTTTATAGACACTATATTAAAACATCAGCATAGAGGTAGAATACATGCAGATATAAATCCAATAAGATCAGATCAAGGTGGTACGGTTACAGGAAGATTTAGTTATTCTAATCCAAATCTACAACAAATACCTGCAAGAAATAAAGATCTAGGTCCTATGATTAGGTCTTTATTTATTCCAGAAAAAGGACATAAATGGGGTTGTTTTGATTATAGTCAACAAGAGCCAAGACTTGTAGTGCATTACGCAGCAACAACTGAACCAATTTGTTTTGATGAATCTGTTTCAAACATTGTAAATAAATTTAAAGATAACACTGTAGACTTTCATCAAACTGTAGCTGATATGGCCAATATATCTAGGACACAAGCTAAAACTATAAACTTAGGATTGTTCTATGGTATGGGCAAGGCTAAACTACAAGCTGAGTTAGGATTAAACACTAAACAAGAAGCAGAAGAATTATTTAATACTTATCATACTAATGTACCATTCGTTAGAGATCTTATGAATTATACATCTAAAACAGCGCAAACATCTGGATCTATTGGAACTTTATTGGGACGTAGATGTAGATTTTCAAAATGGGAACCAAATCAATTTGGTATGCATAAACCTATGGAGTTTGAAGAGGCTGAAAGAACTTATGGTAGAGGTAGAATTAGAAGAGCGTTTACATACAAAGCTTTAAATAAACTTATACAAGGATCTGCAGCTGATATGACAAAGAAAGCTATGGTAGATTTATATAATGAAGGAATAATACCTCATATTCAAATACATGATGAGTTAGATATCTCAGTTGAGTCTGATGACGCGGCAAAAAAAATAATTGATATTATGGAGAATGCTGTTACGTTGGAGGTTCCCAATAAAGTCGATTACGAATCAGGCAATACTTGGGGTGATATTTATGATTAATTATGGCTTATTTAAATGCAAACATACCAGTGGAATATGCACAGATTAAAAGAGAATATCTTTACGATCTTAAAAAACACCATGGTGAAGTTGAAGATTGTATTATCTTTGGTCTATCCTCTATTACAGGCAAGTCTATTTTATTTCATGCGATTATGGAGAATGGTGCAATCTTTTATCGTCTCCCAATTACTGCCTTTATTCAAAGGGGTTTTAAACCGGAAGATGTTCCTAGGCGTAGACTTGATGAGCTACAGCTTTGGAATTGTTTCAGTTATTATCCTTCTGTGCATTCTTGGGATATCTTAGAAGCACAAGCTGGTAAATACATAGGAAAAGATAAGAAATGGCACCCTGGTAAATACTTATTTACCGTTGACTTTGCTCACCCTGAAAGTAATATACTAGATACGGACCATTCAGAGATTCCGCACGAGCACAAATGTGCTCATATCATAGCCCTAGACGATGGGAACTATGCAGCACAGCCAAACAATAGATGTATATGGGATATACCATCCTTCACAGTGAAAGATAACATCCCAGATTGGAAAGTGCAGACATCTGAGTGGAATGTAGAAAACACAAGTAAATGGAAGACCGAAGATACGGATAACTTCTTTTACGAAATTGAGGAGAAGAAACATGATTGAAAAATGTAAAGCAATTTGTTGCAGAGTTTGGGACAAAATAAAAGCTGGCTGGGAATGGTTATCTGACAAGATCGTGTCTAGATTCAACAGGTAGTTTATGGCCCTAAAAATTTCTGAAGAAGCTAACGTCCAAATGCCGATGAAGACGGTGGCAGCACTAATTGTGATGGTTGCAATGGGCGTGTTCGCATACACAGAATTAACAGCTAGATTAGTATCGTTGGAGACTTCACGTGAACTGATGCAAGCTGATTTACTTAAGGCTTCAGATCAGAAGCCCGTGGACCAGGAACAGCTGATGTTATTGGAGGATCTTTATAAGACCACCGAGAAGATAGAAAAAAGAATTGAAGATATGATGCACAATAAAGTCAACATACAATTCTTACAAAAACAAATGGAAAAGGCTTTATCAGATATAGAGGTTTTAAAGGACAAGGTAAGAGCAAATGGAAAGAGTCACTAGAAAAATTTTAGATTATATCTCTGCTCAAGAGAAAAAGGCAAAACAAATGAGCTATGTAAAAGATCTCAAACAAGAAGTAGAGATTAATGGCACAGGCACGCATAAGTATAGAATTAAATACGGACCAAACAGAGGTAAAGTAGTAAGATGAAAAAGAAAATTAAATTATCTAAATTTGAATGGGTAAAAAAGAATATAGTAATTGTTCCTGTTGTGGCTGCAATATTAGCCGGAACATTTACGTCTGTAAGATACGTGCTTAGTCTCACTGATACAATTGAAGCAAATAAACAAACTCTTATAAATATTGAAAGAGATTTAAAGAATCAAAGAGAAAAACTTACAGATACACAAACAAGACTTTCAGCTGCAGAAGCAACATGGGAGATGGCAGAAAATTTATATAGACAATTAGCAGATCAAGTAAGGGAGCATACATATGATATCAAGGATCTTAACAGGTAATATATTCTGGATATTATTCTTTCTGTTTGTGGTAACATCAGCACAAGCTAGAAACGAGTATCTAAACAATGGCACAAATACGTGTGCTCAAGGTAGTTTTGATGTTTCTATTGAACAAAGAGATGATGAGTATAACTACAATCATTACAGTCCTAGTAATAATTATGAAGGAACTGATGATGATAGACGAGTGACACTTACATGGAGAAAGTATTTAGGCACAGCATGCACAGATGAATTTATTGCTGAGCAAGAAAAGCAAATGAAAATTAAAACACAATTAGAAGTTATTAAAGAGTGTAAAAGAGTGCCTAGAATTAGCCCTCCACCACCAGAGTTTGCTGAATTAATTAATATGTGTATGAAAGTAGGAGTTATGTCATCTTCACATTTTGTTGGAGATAGAGATTATGATCCTAAAATTAGTTACTGGACTGTATTAAAACAACAATATATGAAGGAAAATCCTGATATAATAACATTGGATAATTATAAAAAATGATAGCAGAAATTGTAGCACTTTTAATGTTTGTAGGACCTGATATCAAGGAGCATCGTATTCAAAAATCGATGTCCGTTTGTTTGAAGCATAAAAGGGAAGCTAGTCGACCCCCTATTAGTGCAAGCGTATCATATAAATGTATTAAATCTAAAGCAGAATTAGAAGAAAATATAGATGGATCTAAGTCTATAAAATCATTAATATTAGAATAATGGAACCAATTTGCTATATATTTTTAATGTTATGGGTGATAGGGATATCTGAATAAAATGAAACTTACAGCTAACATAACTCTTGATGAGTTAACTAAGTCTCAAATAGCAGAAAGAAAAGGAATTAATAATAATCCTAATCCTGCGCAAATAGAAAATTTAAAAGCATTAGCTACAAATATATTACAACCGGTCAGGTCACATTTTGACAAACCATTAATTATATCATCAGGATTCCGTTGTGCTCAGCTGTGCATAGAGATTGGAAGTTCAATTAACAGCCAACATGTAGCAGACAACAATGCTGCGGCAGCAGATTTTGAAATACCAGGTGTAGATAATAGAGAACTTGCAAACTGGATTAGATCAGAGCTAGAATTTGACCAACTTATCCTAGAGTTCTACAAAGATAACGAACCAACTTCAGGGTGGATACATTGCAGTTATTCTACAGATCATAATAGAAATCAATCACTCAGAGCACAAAGAGTTGATGGTAAGGTGTCATATACACCCTGGTTATCAGAATGAGTTTTAAAATAGGTTACATTGATACCGTTCATGGTATTTGTCCACATTGTGGTGAAGATACTCTTTTAGTTGCTATAGTAACAGACTATTATAGATGCACTGTTTGTGGTGAAGATACAAAACAGTATGTAAATGGTTCTATTAAATATTTAAAATTAGATGGAAAAGATAGAGAATGGCTAAAAGAAAATCAGTCTTCGGAGTAAATAATTATACAAAGCGTACACCGAAGAAACGTCCTGGTCGTCACGCAAAAAGTTATAGCAAAAGAAAACCCTATCGTAAGAAATATAAAGGCCAGGGGCGGTAGTGTTCTGGATGTATGTTTGAAAAAGTTACCATCATAACGTTGTTATATTTAACAACCTTTGGCGATATACAAATGCAATCGTTTGAAGTTGTATCAGGCAATAGCTGTGATTCTTGGTATACACAAAATGTAAAAGTTGAAGAGAGAAAGAAACGTAAAGTATTCAGTAATCATTATTACCACAAGTATCAAGACAAAGATGTTATTGGTTATATTTGTAGTGATGAACCACCACAATAGTTTAGAATGATTCTAAACTTGATTATAGGCTTTACATTTAAACGAAACAGTTATCTTACTTCTGTTAACTTCATCTTCACCTAATTCTCTCATTAACCCCATACCATTAAGATAACCTGCGGTTGCACAGTCAAAATGGGTCTTATATTCACCTGCAGGCATTTCATTCATGCAAGCTAAATGTACCGAAGAACACACCTGCATTATCAGTAAAAATTTCATTTGACCCCTTGTATATTTTGAGTTAATGTCCTATATTAAGAACAATATAAATAATAAAAGAAAGGTTATCAGATAATGACTGACTTTAGCAAGTACAAAAACATAACGGTCGATAATGACACGTATGCAACTATAACAAAACTACAAACAAAGTTAGCACAAGATGTTAAACTGAGTCGTAGTCAAGTTGTAAAAACATTAGTAAATGAGAAAGCGAGAAAGTTA